GGCGAGGAAGGGTCTGTGTAAAGAATCGGTTCTCGTTGTGCGATGGTTCGTGTTGCTTCGGCTCGGTCGTGGATTCGTTGGCGGTCGCGCGCGCTCTTGTATTGGGTTCCGCGTCTGCTGTTGCATTCTCGACATGCCGGCACGAGGTTGGACAGCGAGTTGTCACCACCGCGATCAACTTCAACTAGATGATCTGCAGTATCAGCGGTCTTGCGTTGGCACCAATGGCAGAGCGGTTGTCCTTTGAGTAATGCTGCTCTGTTGTTCCGATACTCGGTGTTGTCTGTTGTTCGTCCTCGAGCCATGACTCACGCGCTTCGCTTGTGCTGGCGCGCCACTGCGTGGCTTGCCCTTGTCAGTGATGTCGGTCTCATGTGTGTGTGTCCGTGTCTGTTGCTTTGTTTGTTTGTGTGTATGTTATGCGAACCGAGAAGACATACAGGGATGAATGCTCCACCCACTGGATTGCCCATCCCAGTTCCCTTTGCACTCATCAGTCGATTATGTTCACGACTCGCCTCGGTGCTTTGCCTCGCTCACTTCGTCGTGCATGATTGAGGGCGCACCGATCTACCCACGCTTTCCGTGTGTTACCCGATCACCTTGCGACGGTGTAGGTCATGCGACTAGCCGATTGTTTAGAGCTGGAAGTTGCTCAGAGTGTAGAGAATGTACTCCATGTCAGAGGGCTTCCAGACGCTATTGAAGTGCGAGCCAGCATCGAATGCCATGAGCCAGCGCTTCTGTAATGGTGAGAGCTTTCCCTTCTCTGCTTTGAGCTCCACAGCAAGCAACTTGCCTGAGATGGGATGCAGCAAGATCAGATCGGGGAAGCCTGCGTCGCCTTGGACATTGGTCAGCCAGCGTCCTCGAGAGTTCTGTGCCGGCAGATCGTGATGAATAAGCCAGCCGTAACGCTTTGCGACACTGATCACGACCTCTTTGAGATCGGCTTCACTCATCGTCAAATTAGGCTTCACTTGAGCACTTCAATAATCTTGGACGCTTCATGTGATTTGAGCAGCTCAAGAACCGCGCTGTCATCACCGAGTTCACGATGGATCAACTCAAGTAAGCGAAGATCGTCTAGACCTTTGTCTTTTGCCAGCTTCTTTATGTAGCCGATTTGCTTTGGTGTGGCGAACGCTCCTCGAGGGATGTGTTCTTGGATGGATGGTTGCCCGGCTGGGCGATCAGTGGTGGGCGCTAGGTTGCCCCCCAGCCGAGCGACCTTTTCCATCTCCTGACGAGAAGGTCGTGGACCGTTTCCGTGTCCTTGGATCGGGCAGTTTGATATGGCGCGCCCGATTGCGCTTGTCTCACAGTTCTCGACAAATGATGTTGAGTTCACTCCGCGATCTGTTTTGATTTCTTCGGCATAGCCAGTTGAGATTGGATCTTTGTCATCTTTGTGCGCGTAGAGCTGCGCGTAGAACACGCAAGCATCGCCTGTGTAGTTCATCATCGTGGTGTGGATCCGACCGTCTGGGTATGCAGCCCACCATCGGACTAGGCGTTGCTCGACTGTCTCGTAGTTGCTTAGATCGAATGCCATTAGCAAGCCACCCAGACGATCGCATCGTTGCCTGAGACTGTTTTGCGTGTGCGTCCTGAGTCCATGACTAGAGCGTCGCGCACAAGTGACACACGCGAAGGACGAACTGTGTTGCCGGACATCTCAAGTGTTCGCTCTATTTCTTCGTCTGTCATTCCGCCGAAGAGCTTGATTGCGTTGTAGATTTTTTGACGCTTAGATCCTGATCGTGGGAATGCGTTTTTCGCAGCGCTGAGCGATGTTGGATGCGCTCTCTTTGCTGTGATAACCACATTCCGATTGACAGTAGGCACATATTTAGTGCCACCTAACCCTGTGGTGATCTGGAATAGTTCTGGCTGATGGTCGGACATGTCGGATGCCTTTTCTATGAGTGCGCTTCAAGCGCTTTGATTGCTTGGTCCAGTGTAGTCACATCGTAAAGTGGCATCGGATCATTCAGTGAAAGTTGGTTTTTCATTGTGCGAAGACGACGAATAATTGATGCGTGAGGGTTTTGACTCACCGCAAGAATGTCATCCATAAGACCGAAGATTGCCATAGCGTGATTTGTGTTCATAGCTTGCTCCATAACCATTCGTCGGGTTTCTTCTGTTAGTTCGCCTTGATTCCATGCACTGCCCTCACTCATTTGACGCTCCAAGGTCCCCAGCCGAAGCCGTAACGCTCCATGCCGTAGTTATAAATTGCTAATCCAGCGAGCAAGTTAGTCTGAGCCTGTAACAGATCTGCAGGCTTGGCGATGATGCCTTTGGCGGTGAGCCATTTATGCCATGAGCCGTTGATCTGAAGTAATCCGCGTGATCCGCCGTGTGGGTCTTTGCGATTGATTGCGTTTGGTGTGCAGTTGGATTCGCGCTTCATGATTGACTCGAGGACGGTGCGCTGCTCCGGATCCCAGCCGAGGTTGATTGCCAAAGCTGAGAACTGTTCGCAAGCTGTGCTGTAGGGATCAATGTAGATCGTGGAGCTGGTGGTCGTGGTTGGCTCAATCAGGTATGGCTGGACGCTGATCGGTGCTAAGGCGATAGTCCCAGAAGACTCTTTAGACGCGCTAGGAGCCCCCGTGAGAGCAGTAACCCCAAAGACCGTACAAAGCACTATCCCAATCAATTTCTCTGCAAAGTAGTTCATTTTTTCTCCAGTGGTATGGGCACGCCCCATGATGAAGCGTGCGATCTGAATGCAATCTGTCCTAGTAGATATTTTCCCGTTTCGGGCTCTGTGAAGATCTGTACGAGGATCTCTTGTCCGTTATCCATCACGCCTACATAGACGCTGTAATCAAAGAACTGTGGTTCACTCATAGTCACTTGCCTTCCGTCGGTAATTCGACCTTAGGGCATGGGTCAAGCTTTAGGTGGGATTTCCCCGAAGACCTTTAGGAATGCAGCTTTCACCCAGATCACGGAGTCTGCAGCTTGTGGTGTGATCTCAATATGGAACCAGTCGCCCGGCACGCCGTGAAGTGTTGGCTTGTCATAAACCTTCCACGCATAGCGGTCGCATCTCCAAGCTCTGCCGTTCGGACCTACATAGTCAAGGATGCACTGGAGACCGAGGTCGTTCGCGTTCGCGACAAGCTTGTCAATAAACACAAGCGCTTCTTTGCGTGACGCTTGAGGATGCTTTTCACTTTTGCGGTATGAAAGATCTACAGCTCTGCCAGTCGCATGGACCGACAGGGATCCGGGCTTTCCTCGCATGTCACGCTGACCCCATGAACCGTTGTTCCATAGCGATCCGTTTGATGCAGCGATGGCTTGCTTGATCCATTCGTTCATGCCTGCTCGAGGAGCTGGTGATGCTCCGTCAGCGTTGCCGATGTAGTCCCTAGCGTTTGGGACTTCGGGTTTAGCTTTGGCTATTGTCACGCCCGAAGCCTGAATCTTTGGGGTTCACCCAGCGCAGCAACGGAGGGATAATTGCTGCGATTGCACCTTTGCCATAGTCGCGTGGATCTGTTGTGCCTGTGGAATAAACGGCAATAAGCGCGCCGACGACTGATCGAAGATAACTGGCAATCATGGCTTTGTCTTTAGTTGTGATTTTCAACATGATTGTCAATCTTTTCTTCTATTCGACCAAGGATTTGGTGGACTTTTCCGTGATCTTTTTTGTTGTCGCTGCCGATTTTGCTAATGAGCGCCACCAGTACAGCGAAACCCCCACCGACCAGAGCCACCACAATCTGAGCATCCATCGAATCAAGAAAGGAGTGCAGCTACTTCGTCGGCAGTAAGTCCAAGTTTTGCAAGCGTGGCTGTCTTGAGTGCTTGACGATCTGCGTCGGCTTGTGCTTGTGCGTCTTTTTGTTTTTGATTTTCGGTCATCGCGGCTTCGTAAAGTTCAACTTCATCAACTGTCATTTCACGGTCTACGCCGTTTTCATTGACCATATATTTAGCCATTATTTACCCCAACCGTAAATTGTGTATGAGCCAGTAAGTGTGCCGCTTGACGGGTAAATCTCTATTCCGTCATAAGCGGTTGCCGTTGAATGGTTGCCCGTGTATAAATACGAAACGGGGCTAGTAAATGCTGCCGAGTTGTAGGCCGTTGTTGCGTCAAAATTTGTAGCCACGGCAACTGCGGGGTTATATAAATTTAATGTCGCAGCGCTTTCTTGAACCGCAATACTTCCAATTTCGGCATATGTTGAACTTCCAACTCTTACACCAGTAACCGAAGTACTACTTACGCTTAACGCTTGGTAGTTGTAATTAGTTGAAGCCGAAACCCCACCCACTCGCAATTTCATATACAAGCCCACACCCGTAGAAGCGGTAGAAGTAAATTTAATCGTGTAGTTACGGTAAGCGCTAGTAAAAACATTGTTTGCAACTATTGAGTTAGAAGCGGTAAAAGCCGTTTCCGTTTGTACAACAACTAAACCACCGCCAAGAGTTTGCCAAGCCGCACCGTCATAATATTGAGTTGTATTAGTTGCTTCGATATAGGCGTACTGTCCTTCAGCAAGCGTCTTTTCACCCGTGCCACCGAAAGCAGCATCACGAGTGACGGTGGTTGCAAAGACTGGTACCCCGGTGTTCACCTGCGTCATTTCGGCAGCTGTCAATACTTCCCCAGCAACGAAGGCTGGTACTGAGGTTTGTGCGTTGGCTCCCATAAGTACTCCCTAACTTAGTGCGTAGATCGTGTCGAGTGTGGAACTGTCTAAAATGAAGATTTGATAGACGGTCGTCGGTGATGTATAGATCGTGACTTGATGTGGCTGGCTGAATGAGATCCGATGCTCAATGCCTTCCACGAAGGACTCTTGAGCGATCACGCTTGTCGTTGTCTCTGGGGTTGTGATCGTTTTTTCAATGCTGATTGTGTCACCGATCTCAAGGATTGCTACCGAATCGCGCTCAGCTGTGGAGAGCATTTGGAATGCTGTGTTCACGCTGGTCAGTGTCGCGGTCGGTTCACCTTGGATCAGATAGGTCGCCAAGGTCAGAGCTGCAGCGTCGTTGTGGAGAAGGCTTTCGGTGTAGGCGACAGCTTGGATGAAGTATTGTGCTTGGCTTGCCAGATCATCAACGGTCTGTGGTCCGGTCGCGCCAAGATGGGTAACAGATGCCCTATTGACTACCTTGTCCGCACCGAAGTTGATTGCTACTGAATCGTAGGGAGTGTGGCTTGGGTCGTTGTCACCGAACTCAACTGATGGCGCTGAAATTGTTGGTCCAAGACGCTTCTGAAATGTGAACACGCCTGAGCGATCCACGAACACTCGACCTTGCTCTGCAGCCATGATGTCATTGAGATACCCCTGAGCATTAGATCCCGATGGGACGGTCCATGCAGCTGCACCGCCAAGCGTGACCGCTGAGGTCTCTATTGATTGCTGACCTACTCCTTGGAAAGCGTCCACTTCTGGGAGCGCTAGAAGCTTTACGACACGAGTCGAGGCGATCTCTTCATCCACATTCCATTCGTCTAGGAATGCTTGCGAAAGTAGATACTGGTCATCGATTGCTTGAATGACAACTAGGTCATTGTTGTCTAGGTTGAATTGATAGTCATAATTGACGATGAATCCTTGGAAGAGTGATTGCGCTACGCCGAGCGAGTTGTATCGGTAGAAGCGGACTCGACGCATTGGTGCGATGCCGGGCTGATTGTTGGCTGGGTCGAATGTCGGCGAATCGGGGTTGAACGGGTTGAAAGCTCCATAAGCGATTCGGTCATTGAGTGTGAAGTTCATGATGCCGGGAGCGAACTGGTCCCCGATGTCGCGTCGTCCTCGAGTGATGGACACATCAAGAACACCGTCGGTCACATCAGCGAACTCTGTCGTCGGTCCAAGTTTGTAAGTCGTATTGTCAAGCACGCCCTTCGTCGTTGAGTCAAGTTGAAAGCTTGAAGAATCCCAGCCTGTATCAATCTCAAGCAGGTACTCGCCTGACTGGATGACGGACGCTGCCATTAGTATCTGCCAGTAATTGGACGGACCGCGATGTCAGCTGGACCCGATGCACGGTTGAAGCTCTTCACAGCGTCGATGACGACCTTGCCTGTCTGAGCGTTTGTGAGTAATCCGCCGTTCACATTGACTGTGTATGAGTCGCCACCGCGCATTGATGGCGACAATGGAGACAGCGCATTTGATGCTGACGCTGGAGCGCCTGTGTTGATCCCAACGACATCGCTGGCAAACTTGGCTCCGATGCCCTTGACATCAGCAAGCTTGAGATTCGGATTCTTGAGCAGTTGCTCTGCAGCTTGGATTGCTGACTGAACGCCAGCCAAATACTGCTCGCCTTGTGTGACTCCAGCTTGATAGAACTTGTCTGCAGCCAAGGTCCCGAGAGCATCGGCAACAAAGTTCAGGTCACTGACCAGCGTGTTGATCCCATTGGGTCCTGTAATCGCGTCAGAGCCCCCGATAATGAGTTCGTTAGCGATTGCACTGCCAGCCTCTTGACCAGCCTCTAGAACGCTTCTGAGCGCGTCCTGTGACAAGCCCATCGCGAGTAGTTGCTCTACTTGCTTGCTGAACTGTTTCGCTCCTGATGCTTGCTGATTGAGCTGGGCGAGGATGGTCGTTCCGGCTTCTTTGGCAGCGTCAGCTGCACCCGATACCGAGAACTCTCCAGTGACCGATTCGGCGACCGTGCCCTTGAAATCGTCGTAAGCCTTCTTTGCTTCCTCGAGCTTGCCCTTGGCTGTGTCAAGAGCTGTGCTGAATTGATCCGTCAGCTCTTCGCGAGCCTTCTTGATCTTTTCTGCCATCTTGTCAATCGCGCCACCAGCACCCGTTGCTGCAATATCAAGACCAGTCACCGCTTCGGTTGCGAGTGTGCCGTTGTCTGACATGCGCTGAAGCTGTGAATTGCTGTATCCCTGCGTCGTATTGAACGCGCCGAGGCTGTCTTTCATTCCGTCCATCTGGCGCTTGTAAAGAGCGAACGCTGCAATACCTGCGATGACGACTGCGATGCCGATACCTGTCGCGATCTGGACAGCTGTGAAGGATGCTGCGAGCGCATAGTTCACTGCAGCTGTGATGACGCTGACTGCTTTCCATGCAGCCATCGCCACATTGGCTCCCACGATCGCCCCAGCGATCAGTCCGATAGCGGTAGCGATGCCGACGATCACGCCTGTGTTCTTTTGTGCCCAAATAGCGAAATTGGTGAACGCTCCGACCATCACCTCAACGACTGGAAGGAGCGCGGTTCCGATTGCTTCTTTGGCTTCACCAAGCTGGATGGTGAGGTTCTTGAACTTGCCCTGAGCCGTGTTCGCAGCGGTTGATGCAGCGCCACCGAAAGTTGATGCGAGTGACTGCATGACCTCATCAACTGACGCGCCATCTTTGATGAGCTTGAAGAGCTCTGGGGATAGTTGTTTGATCGCTTTAGTGTTTCCGCCGTAAGCCTTGGACACAGCATCAGCGACTTCCTGAACGCCCTTGCCTGTGGCAGCCGAGACATCAAGGACGGTCTTGAGCGCATCCTGTGCAGATGCCAGATCGCCAGTACCACGGACGAGGCTGGCAAGTGCCGGACGAAGCTCATCGTCGGCTACAGCTGCGCTACGAGACAGAGTGCTAACGAAATCCTCATTGGCTTGGATCTGCTTATCGGTTGCTCCGGTCGTTGCTTGGAGCTGTCGCGCAAGTTGTGCCTGTGCAGCCTGATCTTCTGCAGCTGCCTTTGAGCTCATGACAAGCCCAGCGGTCAAGCCACCGATCGCAGCTAATGCTGGGACGAATGATTTCTTGAGCGCGAATGATGCCTTCTCAGCATTGGTTTCAAGCGCCTTGAATTGCTCAAAAGTTTTCTTGAGTCCGTCACCTTGGAAATCGGTGATGATGGGGATGCGAATAGCCATTAAATGTTGCTCCTACTCAGCGCGACTGTGAGCTGACGCTCGACTTCTTCGGTGATGTTTTTGATTGCTGCTTCAATGTTGTCTGTATTCGCTTCTACTGCAGGCCACATTGAGCGCGACGCTTTGCCGAAGGTCTTGTCCATATTCTCTATCAGCGTGTTGTTCCACTCGTATGTCCCACCTTTGCGTTTCTGGGATGACGACGATCTGCCACCACGACCAGCGATGTCAAACACGATGCCGGCAGGGTTCTTCTGTTGAATGATGAACGCGCTCAGAGTTTCGTATTGCGCGCCCTTGTCCATGTTCCGTTGGCGTGCGCGTCGAGTATCGATCTTGCCGCTGATGTACCTGTTCGCGTTTGCTTTGTCCCAAGGGAAGATGTGTCGCCACTTACGACCAAAGCCACGCATGACGGTCACGCCGATACCCGTCGGGAGATTGTTCCGCGCGTCCGAGATAGTCGGCTGCATAAGTGCGCGGTAGTCCTTAGTGATCTGTCGGCGTAGATCTGGGGCGAGTTTGTTCAGCGTCTTGAGATCTTCCTTGATCCCAAATACCTGAACGCCAGTTCTTGCCATGTTCTCACTTCCTGTTTCTTTCCTCTAACACAGTAGTGACAGTGAGTAGGTCGGCGGTGTCAAACTCCTCTTCGTAAAAGCGCGGAGCCCACGAAAGAGCAACTAGCAATTCTGCTAAGAGCCTTCGGTGAGTTCCGCGAGGATAGGGTTTTCAATTTCCTCAGCAACCACCTCAACGGCATCGAGCTTTGCAATAAACTTGTCAAACTCTCCCGGCACTACGATCTTGGCTTGCTTGGATGCTTCCCACGCTAAGAACGCGAGATCCTCGACACCGATACCGTTTGCCATGTCTGACGCTTTACGCTTGAACCTTCGTTCCCATGCAACCAATGTGACCAAATTGGTAGTCACTTCGTATGGGTCTTTGCCTGCTTCTGTCACCTTTAGGTGCAGCTTCATTTCTTCTCGCTTTCGTGTCGGACCGGTGCGCGGTCAGTTATTAGCTTTCGTCAGATGTGTAGACACCACCATTGAATGTCACCGAGATCGTCCCGAGAGCACCCAAAGATGTGACTACTGGCAGAGCTGCCAAGAATGTTCCAGTGAAAGTCAAGCCCGGGTTCGTTGCCGAATCTGCTCCGGTCGTTGGCTTCACAATCACATTGGTGGAAGTGCCGACCAGACTCTTGAGCGTTGCCCAAGTTTCGGTTGCTGCAAAGCTTGCGTAGAAGTCGAGTGTAACTGAGTGTGATCCGAGTCCTGACACATACTTGCGTGATGTGTCGCCGAAAGCGGTTGCTTCAAGCTGGTCGTAGTTGATGTTCACAGTCGCGCCGGTGCACTGATCGCTGAGATCTACGCTATTGACGGTAACGACCGGTGAGCTGAGATAAGTACTGGTTGCCATGATTACTCCTTGGATGCTTTCTTAGGTTTAGTTTTAGCAGGTTTTTCTTCTTCTGTGGTTGATACTTCGGCGCGCACAATAAAACCACCAGCAAGCAGACCGTCAATGTTGATGCCATCCTTCGGCGTGAACGGATCACCGATCTTGCCTAGACGCTCGGATGCGATGACGAAGCTCATGCGGTTTGCGCCTGTATTTCAATCATCATTTCGTATGCCGGCAGGACTACGCCACCGACATCCACGCTGGTCGGGGATCCTGATGTCGCTCCGACATTCGCGGTCATTACAGATGCAGCCATGTTGAGAATGTTACCCAAAGCGTCAGAGTTGCCCGGACCCATTGAGATGATCTGGACGGGGAATGTCATCTTGGCAATGTTGTAGTTCCACATCGTGAATGATGGTGCTGATATGAAGACGCACGGCGGACGCAAATTGCGTGGATCCGTGACTACTTGCAAGCCAGTTGCGGTTGCCAGTTTCGTTCCCAACGCGCTCATCGCATTGTTGAATAGGTCGGTGTAGTTGGAGACTGTCATGCGCAGGCTGGGCGATCAATGCCGAGGAGTTGTTTAATCTGTCCGTTCATTCCGACTACTGGTGTCTGACCCATGTCTTGATAACTAGAAAAAACATCCACGGTCCCACGGCTCTTGTACAACATTCCTGCATACATCACGGTTCCTAAATAGACATCTTGCGATGGCACGGTTGTGAGCGAGTCCCCTGTGTATCCTGCCTCGGCTCTGCGCCTACTGCAGAAGGCATTCGATGCAGCTGCACAAGTTGTCACGAAAGCCTGATCGCCAGCCGTAGCGACGGAGATGCCGAGCCAGTCGAGGACATTCTGTTGAGTAATCCATGTGCAGGTCTGTGTGTATGTGACCGTGCCGGTCGCAGCTACACGCGAGACATCGCTTGCGGTCTTGGCGTAGAGAACCTGATTCGGAATCGAAACATTGAAGTCGTAAAGCAGATCGCCTTCGCTGTCGATGCCAAGGTACTCAAACTCTGGCAACGCATAGACGGTGTATGTGCCGTTGAATGTTGCATCAACTGATGCGACCGTGATGGATTCGCCGACTGCAATCTCGCTCGGTGTGAGGAGTTGCAGTACGGCGTAGTTATCCAGTAGGTACTTGAAGGTAACGCTGTAGGTTGCCATGAGCGGAAGCTCCGCTCTCGACTAAGCCTGTGTGATCTTGCGAATCATGCTCGAGTTTGCAGCGAATGTTGCTGCATATCCGAACACGCTCATCTGACGACCCAAGGTTGAAGGAACTTCCACGCTGAGCAAGCCACGATCCTGACGGTAGATCTCGAATGCGTTCTTGTTCATGATGACCATGGTCTTGGCAGCGAACTTGTTGTCCACAACAATCTCAAGACCGAGTGGGTTCATGCCTGACCATGATGCAGCTGAGCCTGCGCCGAGTGAGTTCTGACCGTTCAATCCCGGTGCACCGAGTGCTGGAAAGATTGGACGCTTCGTGGTATCTACAAGCTGACCCATAAGAGCCCAAGTTGCTGGGTCCACAAACATGTGAGTCGGCAAGTAGTTCGTTGCTGCAGAGATCGTTACTGCTGCATCGTAGATTGACTTCATCAAGTCTTCTGGGGTTAGGTCCCACACGCCATCTGACGATGCTGCTGCAAGCAAGTTGTCTGCAGCGTAGTTGTCAATTGCGGTGAGGTACTGACCAGCAAGATCTTGGATGATGATTTGCATTGCGTTCGGATCGGTAAAGTCAATTACCTGATACGAGAGCTGTGCTTGACCGGCAAAGGTCACTTTGCTAACCGTGTTCGCTGCAATCACGGCAGTCGTTGCCGATACTGCTGTGAGTTCGGTTGATTGCTGTGCGACCGTTGGGTGAGTCGTCCAAGTTGGGCGAATGAAGGTTGCACCGCTGTTGCCGTTTGGCATCGCGCGTGTACCAAGTGCATTCAACACTGGAGCGATGTAGTTGATATCCGCGAAGACAGGTCCCAAAATTGGAACAGGGACTATACCGGCATCATTGCTGAGCACATTGTCTCCAGCTGCTGCTTCGATATCTGATCTGTGATAGGCGCGGTAATCGTTCCATACGCGGTTTGCGTTGGCTGCAACTTCTCCGCCCTTGTGCATTGCTGCAACAAACTCTGCTGCACTTGGCAAGCGTGGCTCACGCTTTGCTGATGCGAACATTGGGGTCGGGATTGATGCCTCGACTGGTGCTTGTACTTCGGTTGCTTCTGACATTTCTTGCTCCTGTTCTTGGACTACTTCTTGAGTATTGCTTATTTCGGGATCTGGTTGGTGGATACTCGCAGCGATTTCTGTGATCTGAGCTCCTGCAAATGCTGGGATTGCGACGACCGACAACTCGCTCCAAATAGCAGCGCGGATCTCCATCGTTCCGGCTTCGTCGTAGCTGAACTGTGTCGGGGTAATTCCAATTGAAACTGAATCAAGAACTCCGTCTTTCATGAGAGTGAGCGCTTCGGTTCCCATCTGGGTGTCGCTGATCTTGGCTGTGAAGAGCATCCCGTCTGGCGTGGATTGGCGTGCTGTGACGATGCCGATCGCCTGATCTGTCGAATGATTGAGAAGCAGACGAGGAGCCTTGCCATCAACTGGAAGAGCTCCCTCGAGTACGCGGACCGATGTCCCGTCCGAAACGGTCGCTTCTACGCCATAGGGAACTGCAATGCCGGTGATGGTGCGTCGTGGCTGACCGTCTGGTCCAGCTGCATCGATGCTGACTGATTGAGCTGTGAATTGGATCATGATGCGATTTCCTCTTGTGTGTTTTCTTCCGGCATGTCTTCTCTGTCCATTGTGTCGGCAAGATAATTTTCTTCGAGATATTCGTGAGCGTCGAACTTCACCATCGTTCCTCTTGGCAATACATTATCCATCGAGAGTGTGTTGGCGATGCATTCCGCGTAAGCCTTCACGCCGAAGATGTAAAGGTCCGCGCGTGCTTGCTGTGATGACTGGTACGAGTATGATCCTGTGCTCACGCCGACTAGGTATGGCGGAACATTGGTTAGTCGCGCACATTCAAGTGCTTGATAGTTTGCAGCGTCAATGAGGAGCATCTTGTCTGGTGTTGCTTGTGATGGCTCGAAGGATAGGAACTCATTGAGAACAGCGATCTGATTGAGTTTGCGCGCCGACTCGAACTGCGCGCCGATTGCGCTGAGCTCAGAGGGACTCAAGGGCTCGCCGCCGGTCTGCCGGAGCACGCCAGACGGAATCAGCGATTCCGCATTCCTGTACCTGCTTGACTCCAGCTTGAGTGCTGTATTTACTACTCCGGGCGATTGATAGATAATGCCTTGGATGCCTGAGATGAATTGCACGACATTGCGGTAGTCAAGTTCTTGTCCGAGGAAGTAGAGCTCTTTGGATGGTGCAAAGAAGACGGGACCTGACTGATCGCGACGAGTGATGGATCCGGCTGGAAGACGCTCGAACTCCGAGGGATAGCCATCTTGAGTCCTCGCTGTAATGGCAAGGTAGCCCACACCATAGAAAAAAATATCGTCGAATAACCAGCTGAGGAGTGTGGAGTTTGGGATGGATGGCGACATGCGACGGAGCCAGCTGCGCGGAGCAAGTCGAGTGGTGTCCATTTCTTGTGTTTGTTCGTTCCATGTTTCTTTGTACATGATCAACGGCATACAAGAGATCACTGATGCCATGAGATCGCGTGCGCGTGAAATTGCTGGAACACTCATTGCGCGATTACGCGCTTCGCCTTCTTGGTAGGTGTAGTAAGCGCCAATCATTGATTGACCGGTGTATCCACCACCTGCTGCAGCTGCTTTGCCTACTGGCTCAGAGATTGCAGCTTTAGATACTTTGCGCTCGAATAATGCCATGTCTTTACTCTTCCATAGATGGGTCGGCTTTTGGTGGAGTCGCGCATCGGGGGAACCTTCTCCGACGAAAGGTTTGACACGCGACTCCGCGCGTATCTTAGTTGGCAACAACGACGAGCTGTGGCTTCCCTCGGCTGTGTTTGTTGCCGGCAACGATCGCGCTTGAGAAGATCATCGTCCTGCAAAGCTCGATGGGTCCGGGCGAACGCTGAGAGCTCACAGCAATAGAGCCTTGTGTCCGAACTGAAACTGCGCGCACGACATGCTCTGCTAATGCCATTTCTCCTGTGTGGACGATCTGTCGTTCACGGATCAATCCTTGGACCGCTGGTGTCCATTTCAAGATCTCTGCATAACCAACTACGACACGCCGACGCTCAATGGATGGTGGGCATTGGAGATCAATCGTTGGAGTGAGCGCGAACTGGATGCTCGGATCTTTGGCAAGGTTGGCAATGTGATCCCAGAGCTGTGTCTGTGTGTCACAAGTGAACGCGACCGTGACCCCGATCCGACCGTCCGGCAAAAGCACTGATCTTGTGGCGTAGTAGTGCGAGTCGTTGAAATCCACCTCAACGGCAACCACTCCCCCAGCTGGAAGTGGCTCAGAAGTGACAAGCTGCGACCAGAGACCCTGTGGTAGCCAACTTCGGTCAGTTGCTATCCAAAGATTTACGCTACTTCTGAGGAAGGATGCGCGGTCGGGGAGCTGTGCTTCTGACTCGATAGTGGACATCTCGAGCGTCTTGCCGAGCGCAGGGTTCGCATATGCCCATGCAATCGGATCCATCGGATCAAGATCTGGTGGCGGAGACCATTCACGAAAGTGGAAGTTTGTCGGCTGATGTGTGTCAATCAGACGAAGACCCATCTCTCGGTAGCGCATCATGACCTTGGATTCTTCGGTGCCGGCAGTGGACCACATGCTGAGAAGTGGAAAGCGTCGTGCGCGCATAGTTGGCGTGATGCCACCGTCAATCACTTCTTCGTCAATTCCCCACACTTCGTCTACAAGCGCAAGATCTACCGAAAGACCGTGCGCTGCATTGGGCTTGGCGGATCGGACTAGAAGCTTGGATCCGTCTGGAAGTTTTGCAGCTAGACGACCGTATGAGCGCGTAAGTTTTGCGCCAAAGTATTGCTCAAGGATGTCGGCAATTTCTTCATAAATCTGTGCAGCGGAATCAAGTCGGTGTGCCATCAAGAGCACGGTTTGTTTCTCTCCACGGATCTTTGGCATCTCGGTAAGCCACCAGCCAGATAGAGCTCGAAGAGCAACTGATTTTCCCTGTTGGCGCGCGCATGAGACCAATGAGGTCCGAGTCACAAGCTCAACGCCAGCCTCATCAGAGAATGCAAGTTGGTTTCTCAATGCTGAGATTTGCCACTCCATCAATTCAATCTGCATGAACTTGCGAGCCCACTCCACCACAGACTCAACATGCGATCCAAGCTGATCCGGGCTAATCGTTGCCAGTCTCGGCTGGTCATGACCGATCGCAGCCAGTTCGGGCTGGTCGTCGTCGTTCGGGGAGAAAAAGAACGATGGGCTCGGGGGCATCTCGGTTGCGTATAAAAAATCGTTTATTGCTTTCTCACGGTTTTGTTTTGCTTGTGCAAGTTTTTTGTTTCGGTATGTGGCGCCTCGAGCGCTGTTGCATGGTTTGCATGCTGCAACGTATCCGTCTTCTATTGTTCCACCTTTGTCTGCTTCAACTAGGTGGTCTAGTTCTGTTGCTGTGTTGCGTTTGCACCAATGGCAGAGTGGTTGGTCGCGCAGTAGTTCTGCTCTGGCCTGTTTGTAAATTGCTGTGTCGTGTTCGGTTAGTTTGCGTGTCATGCTCGCGCGCTCCGCTTGCGCTGACGCGGCGCTTGCGCGCCTTGTCCTTGTGATGATGTCGGACTCATGTGTGTGTCTCCGTGTCTGTGTGTTTTTATTTATCAACCTTTACCTTATGCGAACCAATGAAACATATGTGTGTGAATGCTCCACCCACCAGATTGCCCATCCTGGTTCCCTTTGCACTCACTAGCCGATTATGTTTACGGCTCGCCTCGACGCTTCGCCCGTTTCATTTCGTCTTGCATGATTCGGGACGCGCCGATCTACCCACGTTTCCGTGTGTCACCAACTGCCGTGCGAATGGCTTAGGTCGTGCTACTAGCCGATTGTTTACGCTCTCGGGTTGCTTAACGTGTACAGGATGTATTCCATGTCGCTGGGCTTCCACACAGCTGCATGACAACCTGCCATCTCGCAAGCATTTAACCAAATCTTTTGCCCAGGTGTTACCTTCCCTTTTTCGGCTTTCAGTTCTATCACCAACGGCCTACCACCTTGAAACGGGTGCACCATGAACAGATCAGGAAACCCTGCATCACCCTGAACATTGGTCAACCATTTGCCTCGAGTGTTCTGTGCCGGCAGATCGTGATGGACTAACCAGCCATACCGTTTGGCAATACTGATCACCATGTCCTTAAAGTCGGCTTCGCTGATCTTTGGGTCAATCTTCATAACGCAGCCATATACGCCTTGTCAGCCAGACGCTTGATTGCCCAGCGCACGTACTGTTTTGCTTCGCGCTGATCTTCTTCAACCATTGAGTTGTAAACGGTTTGCAAACGTTCAATCGCGCTAATTAGTTCTTCTAATGTCATTTCTTTCCCCTTTTGCGTCCAGCGGTTGTTCTTGGGTCTTCGGCAAACATCATCACAAACAAGGTCAACATGAGTCCAAGCAAGATGCCTGCAATGTTGACTATCAGAAACGTCATCATTTCAGCACCTCAATAATCTTGCTGGCTTCGTGAGATTTCAGCAGCTCAAGCACCGCGCTGTCATCATTCAATTGGCGATGAATTAACTCCAACAATCCCAAATCGTCAAGGTTGGCATCCTTGGCCAGTTTCTTGATGTAACCAATTTGCTTAGGTGTAGCGAATGCACCAGAGGGTATGTGCGCCTTGTTTGTTGACTGTTCCTGCCCACCTAGACGCTCGACTTTTTGCATCTCATTGCGTGACGGTCTTGGCGTACCGTTTGACCCGAGCGCACAGTTGCCGATTGCTCTCCCGATTGCGCTTGTTTCTGCGTTTTCAACAAATGAAGTCGCATTGACCCCACGATCTGTTTTGATTTCTTCTGCGTAGCCTGTTGCGACTGGCACCTTGTCGTCCTTGTCGGCGTACAGTTCGCAATAGAACACGCAAGCATCGCCCGTGTAGTTCATCATGCAGGTGTACACGCGCCCGTTGGGATATGCAGCCCACCAACGCACTAGCCGTTGCTCAACTGTTTCGTAGTTGCTTAAGTCAAAGCCCATTAGATGCCTGCCCAAACGCTTAGACGTTGAGCATGGTCATGCGCGCCACCGCGCTGGGCGTATGCCAGTTCACCTGTGTTGCGAATATGGCCACGGCGTGCAGCTGCGTTCAAGCGTCCAGCAATGCCCTTAGTGACAGGGAACTGGTCGCCTAAATATTTCCAGATGTCGTCTGATGTGAAGAACCCTTTTGTGCGCGCAACGTGCAAGATCGCTGCATCAACTTTGTTTTGTTCTTCGCGTGTCCATCGCGCATCTGCTGACGATTGTGACGCCAACATGCCTTGGATAAATGGTGCTTGTTTTCTGACCGGCACACGGCCGTCACATACAAAGTGTGTTTTGCCTTGTATGTCTGGGTAGGCGATTGAGCCTTTGCAAATTGTGCATGTTTTCATTGTCGGAATCTCCTGTGTCGGTTAGGAATGTGCTTGTAGTGCTTTGATTGCAAGATCGAGTGTAGTCACATCGTAAAGCGGCATCGGGTCTTCTAATGACAACTGGTTTTTCATTGTCTTAAGCCGTTGAATGATGCTTGCGTGTGGGTTTTTGCTGACCGCCATAATGTCGTCAATCAAATTGAAGATTGCCATTGTGTGGTTTGCGTTTGCTGTTGAGTCAAGCACAAGTTTGCGTGTTTCTTCGGTCAGTTCGCCTTGGTTGTATGCAGTACCTTCGCTCATTTTGTTGCGCTCCATGGCCCCCAGCCGTAGCCGTATCGCTCGACCCCGTAGTTGTAAATTGCTAATCCTGCGCGCAAATTAACATCAGCCTGTAACAGGTTTTTTGCGCTTGTGATGATTCCGCGCTCAATGAGCCACGGCGTCCAAAATCCGTTGATCTGCATAAGGCCACGCGACCCACCGTTTGGGTCTTTGCTGTTGACCGCGTTAGGTATGCAGCGCGACTCTCTGAACATGATTGATTCAAGCACGGTGCGCTGATCGGCAGGCCAACCAAGGTTTATGGCGAGCGCGCTGAACTGCTCACAGGCTGACGTGTACGGGTCAATGTAGATCGTTGAGCTGGTGGTTGTAGTCGGCTCAATCAAATAGTTCTGGGCGTCCAAAGGCGCTAGGGCAATGGTGCCAGACGGGGCACCAGACGCGTCAGGAGCGCCTACAGCGACCGTAAAACCAAATACCGTACAAAGCACTAGCCCAATGATTTTTTCTGCAAAGTAGTTCATCGTTTCTCCAAAGGTATGGGCACGCCCCAACTAGAAGCATGCGATCTAAATGCGATTTGTCCCATGAGGAACTTGCCCGACTCTGGGCTAGTAAATATCTGCACCAAGATTTCTTGGCCGTTGTCCATCACTCCTGTATAGACGCTGTAATCCACTATCTGGGGTTCAGTCATTGCCTGTCCTTTTGTCGGTACTCCGACCCTAGAACATAGATCAAGCCTTGGGTGGGATTTCCCCGAAGACCTTTAGAAATGCGGCTTTTACCCAGATCACCGAGTCGGCAGCTTGTGGAGAGATCTCAATATGGAACCACCGACCGCCCGGTGCGCCTGACACGGTTTTGGTGTCGTAGTTTTTCCAAACTTGTCGATCACAACGCCATGCGCGACCGTACTCTTTAGGGAAGTAATCAATGACCATTTGGATTCCTAAATCGTTGGCATTGGCAACCATCTTTTCAATGAATGGCAATGCCGTTTTGCGTGATGCGTTCGGGTTTTTTTCGCTTGTGGTAAAACCAGCATCCCATGCTCGTCCGGTGGCGTGGACGCTTAGGGTTCCGGGTTTCCCTTTGACATCGCGCTGACCCCAACTTCCAAGATTGACGAATGCGCCATTTGAGTGATGTAGCACTTGACGGATGAACTCGTTCATGCCTGCGCGTGGAGCTGGTGATGCTCCGTCTGCGTTGCCGATGTAGTCCCTTGCGTTAGGGACTCCGGGTTTAGCTCTGGCTATCGCCACGTCCGAAACCTGCGTCTTTAGGGTTTACCCATCGGAGCAATGGTGGGATTACAGCTGCGATTGCGCCTTTGCCGTAGTCGCGTGGGTCTGTTGTGCCTGTCGAGTAAACGGCAATAAGCGCGCCAACGACTGATCGCGCATAACTGGCAAACATTGCTTTGTCTTTATTGGTGATTTTCAACATGGTTATCAATCTTTTGTTCTATTCGACCCAAGGTTTGGTGTACTTGGCCGTGGTCTTTTTTGTTGTCGCTGCCGATTTTGCCAATGAGCGCCACCAATACAAGGAAGCCACCACCGATAAGAGCCACCACGATTTGAGTATCCATTTCATTACGCCAGCAAAGCTGCTACTTCTTCAGCGGTCAATCCGAGTTTTTCAAGTACGGCTTGTTTTGTTTTTGCAGCTGCTTTTTGTTCTGCTGTTGTTGCTTTAGCGTCAGCAAGCATTGCGTCACGGGTTGCTTCGTATGTGGCTTGTTCTTCTTCTGTCATTGGACGATCTACGCCGTCAATGTTGATGATGTATGCCATATCAAACCCCTGTTTTTACTAGGCCGTAAACGGTGTATGTGCCGGTGAAGTTGCCTGATGCGGCGTTCATTTCAAAGCTGTCGTATGCGGTGGCGGTGCTGTGGTTGCCATAATTCATTTGAATAGATGGGACTGTATAACCAGCGTCAGAAATTTGGAAGTTTGTTAAAAAAGTTGTGCCTTCTGCTAACGCTGGACCAGTAACAAGACATTCGACAGATTGAAAAAATGTTCCAGTTGAACCTGCACCGATTGCGTATGAGGTTTGCGCGGTTTGTCTCACACCCGTAAGAGTTGTTGAACTTGCGGTTAGGAATTGTTGGTTGTAGTTGGTTGCTGCAGCTACGCCAGCGACACGCAACCTCAAACCTAACCCGCCACCAGTAGTACCGGTAAAGCGCATAACGATCTTGTAGTTCGTGTATGAACTTGTAAAAATGTTGGCGTTGGCCACTATTGCGGTAGCCGCCGTAAATGTTGTTTCGTTTTGGACGATGCGCCAACCGCCGACCGCGGCGTATGAGTTGTTGAGTTGTGCCGCTGTGAGTATGTTTCCAGCGACAAATGTTGTGAGTGGCATAGTGCTCCTATCCTAAAACATTGAGTGCGTCAAGTGTGCCATACGTGGCGTCGTCCAATATCAGTTCGTAAACAATCGTGGTCGGGGCAGTCGAATACAGCACCCTGTGGCCTGTGCTGAAATCCAAATAATGTTCAATGCCTTCAACCGAAAGCTCTTGCGCTAACTGGGTCGTGCCAGTACCGCTAGAAAACGTCTTTTCTATCGTGATCGTGTCACCAATGTCCACGGTCGCCAGCGTGTCTTTTTGGGCTGTAGTCAGCATCAGATACTTGGTTGCAACAGACGTGTAGCGCGCTTCGGGTTCTGGGTTTAACAGGTATTCGGCGGCGGTCTGAATCTCGCCAGCGTCATGCAACAAGCTGTTTGTGATGCTTAACGCCTGAATGAAATAGGTTGCAATAGACCCTGTATCGGTTGCGGTGTACGTGGTGCCGTTAAGACCTGTAACGGTGGTTCTATTTTTTACGCCGTCCGCCTCGAATGTGATGCCCACGCCATCGTATTTGTAATTAGTCCCATCATCATGGAAATCGGCTTTAGATGCGCTAAGTGTGGTGCCAATGCGATCTTGGAATGTGAACACGCCAGACCGTGACATGAAGACACGCCCAAACTCGGCGGTGTCGTTGATCTGGGAAATGTATTGCAACACGTTTGTGCCGGCAGGGACGTTGTAGGCGCTGTCATGGCCAAGGTTTACGGTGCCTGTAGCGATGTCACGAGAGCCAACAGGAAAATCTACTTCTGGTAGGTCTAGGACGGTTTCTATGCGTTGCCCTGATGTTTCTGTGGTTGGGTTGAGCGCGTCTAAGTAGGTTTGTGCAAGCAGATAAAACTGGTCGGCGCAATACACCGTCACGGTGTCTAAACCGCCGAGCGCAAAATTGTAGTCATAGTTGACGACATAACCACTAAACAAGGATTCGGGCACATTGGTTGCGCTGTATCGAATGAGCTGCACGGCGCGCAATGGGGCTAGCCCTGGCTTGGCTTGTGCGGTGTCGTAGTATGGGCTGTTTTCGTCAAACGGGTTAAAGATGCCGTCCACGTCTTGAATGGTGAATGTCATCGTGCCAGCGCTGAACTGGTCGCCTATGTCGCGGCGACCGCGGCGTGCTGTGATGCTGATAGTTGAGTCCATGACATCGGCAAATTCTGTGGTGCCGTCTAGCACATAAGTCGTATTGTCCAATACACCCTTAAGCGCATCGTCCAACACAAACGCGTCAATCTGAAATCCTGTAGCAATTTTTAAGGCATAGTTGCCCGAGTCAACAACAACTGTGCCGGGCATTAGGCGACCTGTAGTTGCAATGGCCCAGCGGAGCGTGAATAGGCGCGCAATGCGTTAACCACGCTTTCACCGATCTCTGCGCTTGTAGCCAAACCGCCTGTGACGTTGATAGTTATTCCGCCACCGTTTTGCAAGCGATCTAATGGCACTACTGCTTCTGGGCCTGCCTCACCGATCAGCGCCAAGGTAGGGCTAGACACAATGCCACCTTCGGCCATGCGTGGCAGGTTCATGCGTGATGCGGCTTGTGTAGCCGAACTGCCACCGATGCTTGGCAGATTGACGTGCGCGATTGTTTTGATGTCTGGCGCAATAGGGATGGCGTTGTAAGCGCGAATAATGCCGTTGACCATCATGATCGCACCGTTGACTACCGACTCGAATGCTCCAAGAATGCCGTTAATAATTGCGTCAACGCCTGTCTTAAACCACTCAAACTTGTTGTAAGCAACGACTAGCGCGGCGACCAATAGCGCGACACCTGCAGCGATCAGGCTGAATGGGTTGAGTGCCATAGCAATGTTTGTGGCCACGATCGCAGCGGCGACTAGACCGATAGCGGCGGCAATAGCCAAAAACGCTTTCGGGTTGTCTTGTGCCCATGCAGCAAAACGGTTGAGCACAGGCAGAACTGCTTCAAGCACAGGCAACAGCGCGGCACCGATTGACTCTTTGGTTTCGCCAATTGAGTTTTTAAGTATTGCCATCTTGCCGGCAGCGGTTTCAGCGTTCTTTGCTGTGGCACCGCCAAAGGTTCCGCCTAGCACGTTCATGATTTCGTCAAGGCTTGCGCCTTCTTTGATCATCGTTGACATTTCTGGGCTCAATGATCGGAGCGCCTTAAAGTTGCCTTGATAAGCCTTTGCGAGCGCGTCTGCCACGGTTGCGCTGTCGGTCTGTAGCGCGGTGCTGATGTCCATGACAAGGTTCATGTCTTTCATGGCAAGGTCAACATCTTTTGTACCGCGCACCAAAGCCTCTAGGCTCTTGCGATATTCGGTGTCTGCAATGCCAGATGCGCGAGACATTGCGCTGATCTGTTTTTCTACCTGTGCGGTTTGTGCAGCGCCAGCGCCAGTCACATTTTGCAAAGTAAGTGCTAAAGCGGCCTGCTCCCGCTGATCTTCCATCGCAGCGCGAGTTGCATCGCCCAGGGCAATAGCCAAACCGCCAAGCGCCGCAGCTGCAGGAATCGCCGCCTTTTTGATTGCAAACTGGGCTTTTTCGGATGTCGTTTCAAGTTGCTTGAATTGAGCAATAGCCTTCTTAATCCCTTTGCCGTCAAACTCTGAAATGATCGGGATATTAATTGCCATTACGCGGTCTCTCTGTTTGCTTCATCCATAACGCGCCGCACTAACTGTTCCATTTCCCTTAATACATCATCACGGCGTTGCTCGTATGCTCTCCACATTACTCGCGAACGTGGCCCATATCGCGCTGTTAACGCTTTGCCAAGTGCGCCAGCCATTGTGGTGTCGAATAATGTTCCGGTGGCGCCCTGCCATTGCACCATGAACGTGCCCACGTTTACCTTGTCGCCGCCGTAGGTTTCTTTAATATTGCGCGTGTTAATTTTGGCAATAATTCTCTGGTTATAGCCATCCACCCAAGGCAGTACCTCGTAGCCAGATCGGTACTTATACGCTCGAGCCATACCAGATAGCGGCGCTTTAATTGGCACAAGGTTCTTCGCATCGTCAATGACGGGTTGAACAATCTTTTTGTAGTCCTTGGTAATTTCTCGGCGCAAAGACTTGTCAATCTTGTTTAAGGTTTTCAGCGCTTCTTTAAGACCAACGACCTCAATGTTGCTTGTAACTGTTGACGATCGTTCGGTGAAACTGCGCGCTGGCATAATTACCTTCTTTTTTTGTTTGCCTCGTTAAGCACTTTAATGACCGTAACCAAGTCTCGTGAGTCAAACGCAATGTCGCTAGGCCACCAACCGACCGCGACCAACACCTCTGCTAGTTGGCGGCGGTAGGTGCCGCGTCCGTAGGGTTTGGGTCTGTTTCGTCCAGTACCGGCATAATGTCGATGTCAGGGTTTTTGCTAATCCACTCACGCCAATTGTCGCCAACTTGCTCGCCTTTGATTTTCAAGATTGTGTGCATCCAACAGCAATAATCGGAATACAACGGTGACGTTGAGAGCTGTTGAATGTTGCGGCGCTCAAGGCGTTCCCATTCGGTTACTACAAACAGGTTTGTGTAGTAGTACTCGGGTGCGCTGTCAGGCGTGCGCTTTAACTGCAACTTAATTTTCATGTGTCTCCTATGTCGGCTTGGAGCCGTGTTTATGGGGTTGTATCTACGCTGTATGTGCCGCCTTGGAACTCAATGTCCCATTGCGACAATTCGCCAAGCGAGGCATTAATTACTGGAATGCTGGACAAATAGGTGTCTGTCAAAATAAAGCCAGGATTCGTACTGCTGTCAGCTGCCGAAGTTGGATTTACCTTAATCGTGCACTTGGTGCCGAGCAATGGTGACAAGATCGCATAGGTCTGGCTTGATGCGTACGATGCAAACACCGTTAGGGTCAAGCTATTCGAGAACAAACCCGAGGTCATGGTGCGGGATGTCTGGCCGAACGAGGTGTCTTCCAGAGGCTCCGCAGTAACAGTCAAAGTTGCTGCGACCACGTCATCGGTGATGTCCTGAATAGAACCGATTGCGGCGCCTACTTGGACTTTTGGGTTAGAGAGGTATGTACTACTAGGCATGTGTGCTCCTTAGGTTCTGATCTGATAGTAGATGATTGTTGTTGTGTAGTTGTGGATTATCTGGTCTGTGCTTCAATCGCGCAATCTAGGTCGTAGCACGGATACAGCGCGCCGCCGATCTCGAGGCTTGACGGACGGCCAGCCATCACAATGATTGACGAGCCAAGCACGGTTGCCACAATGCTCAAGATTGAGCGGAGCACCGGCAGACCTGCTGGGCCTGAGCCAATGACTTTGATCGGAAACTCGAGGCGCACAATGTTGCCGTTACCTGCGAACGTGGTAAAGTTTGGCGCGTCAAGGTACACGCAATTAGGCACAAGTTTTGTTGGGTCGTTTACAACACGCAAACCTGACACCGCGGTAAGCGTTGCCGTGACGTCATCAATCGCCTCGTTGAACAGGTCGGTGTAAGCCATCAGGCAACCGCTGGACGTGGAATACCTAAGAGCTGCTTAACGATCGGGGTCAGGCTTTGCTGTGGTGCTGAACCCATGCCGTCAAAGGTGGCGTAGGTTGCCTCTATTGAGCCCCTAGAGCGCCACAGAGCAGCGCAATACATCAAAGTGCCCAATGTTGCATCTCCGCCTGGCGAGGTCGTTAGGGAGTCGATATAACCGCTCTCCTGGCGCCTGCGATAACAGAACTGGTTGCCAGCCGATACCGATTGGGTGAGCAACGTGTAATCGTCTGATGGGTTGGTGATCGTGATGCCCAAATAGGTCATGACCTGTGCGGCCGTCACCCAAGTGCAAACAGGGTCATTAGCAACCGTGCCAGTCGCTGCAGTTCGCTCGACATCGCTTGCGGTTTTGGCGTAAAGCACCTGATCAGCGATCGGTATCTGGTAGTCGTACAGCAGGTCGCCCTGCGTATCAATACCAAGAAACAAATACTGTGGCAAAGCGCGCACCGTGTAAGTGCCGTTGAATGTTGCGTCAACTCCAGCGACCGTGATTGAACTGCCGACTGCAATCTCCGATGGGGTCAGGAGTTGCAGTACGGCAAAGTTGTCAATCAGGTACTTGTTAGTAACTGTGTAAGTAGCCATGGCGGTTAAGCCGCCTTTCTACTAAGCCTGGGTGATCTTGCGGATCATTCCACCGATTGCAGCAAAGGTGCTGACGTATCCGTGGA